CTAGCACTAAGGAGTCTCCTTGATACAGTGCCAGAACAGGTGAACGCGAGACCCCTATGATTCTGTGTGAGTAACCACTAAAAACAATAGTAATGCAACCGAATCACATTTCATTTCTTGTTGATCAATATGGCGTGGCAAATGTGGCCTGGTTTATCCGCCTAATGAAACGCGGAACACCACCCGAGCAACTGGCCGGATATTGCGTTCCAAATGCTCAGGACAGCCGGCGTGACGGTGTTTTCCGGGCTTTGCAATACGCCGCCACCGTTCCCAACTCGATGCTGCCTCCAGAAATCCTCAACGCTTTGAAGCCATGACCCAGAGAGCCTACGCCGAGCACGCCGGCATCACCCACGGTTACGTCAATTATCTGGTCAAAAAGGGGATGCCCATGGACTCCATGGAAGCAGCCGACACCTGGCGCCAGAAGAACGTCCGGCGGCGATCCGACTTCACCAAGGATTTACCGCCACAACAAGACACCACCGCAATCGAACAGGAAGGCCCATACAGGCCTGCTGAAGCATCAAACCCTATCGACACAGCCACAGCCGCTACCGACTCGCCAGAAGGCGCCTACGAGCGCCAACGGCAAATCGAGCGTGCAGCCTACGACCTAGCTGTCGACGCCCTCCGGGGCGGCCGGGCCGATGCTGGGCGCTTGGTTGCCATCCATGCCGCGGCCGCCAAGAACCTTACGTCGGCCCGTGACGAGGTGATCGCCCAGGCAGAGAAGGAGAGGCGACTGGTCTCCGGAGACTGGGTGCGTAAGGTGATGCAGGAGCACGATGGGGCGGTGGCCTCGCTGCTGAAGGCGATGCCCAAACAGCTCTCCGGCCGGATAGCACCGCACGACCCCGAGCACGCCGAGCGTGAATTGACCAGATGGGTGCAGGAGGTCTGCCTCAAGACACTACACAACACCGACCCATGGAAATCCTGACCGACCTTCAGCGCTCCCTTCTGGACTACCGCCGCAACCTCTACCGGCCCACCCCGCAGCAGACGGTGGTCGAATGGTCCGAGGCCAACCTCCGGCTTACCCAACGCCAGACCGAGCACCCGGGGCCGTTTTCCACGTCGGTCAGACCATACACCCGGGAGCCGATGGAAGACTGGAAGAACCCATCGGTCTCCGAGGTGACACTGTGCTGGGGGTCACAGACATCGAAGACGACCACCCTCATGGCCGGCCTGGCCTGGCTGATCGCCAACGAGCCCAGCCCGGCCTTGTGGCTGATGCCTTCCGAGAATCTTGCCCGATCCTTCTCTAAGTCCCGCTGGCTGCCAATGCTGGAGGACAGTCCGACCATGTTGGAATGCTTTCCCGCCGAGGCCGACAAGATCACCAACCTGGAGCAGAACTTTACCCGGTCGACCCTGACGTTTGTCGGATCCAACAGCCCGGCAAACCTTGCCTCTCGTCCGGTACGGGTGCTGATCGCCGACGAGGTGGACAAGTTCGCCGAGGCCACCAGCAAGGAAGCCGATGCACTAGACCTGGCTGAACAGCGCCTCAAGAGCTTCAGCAGTTCCAAGGCCTTCATGACCTCGACGCCCACCGTGGTCGAAGGCCGTATATGGCAACGGTTCCTCCGTGGCGACCAGCGCCGGTACTACCTGCCCTGCCCACACTGCCGGGAGCTGATCAAACTCGAATGGCGCCAGGTGACCTGGGACGACGCCAAGACCGACGACGGCAAACACGATCTAGCCAAGGTTCGGGCCTCCGCCCACTACGTCTGCCAGCTCTGCCTCGGTAAGATCACCGATGCCCACAAGGTGGCAGCCCTCCGCCATGGACAATGGCGCCCAGAGAATCCCAACGCCATGCCCGGTGTTCGGTCCTACCATCTAAGCAGCCTCTACAGCCCGGATCGCAAATGCACCTGGGGCCACCTGGCCGTGGCCTTCCTCGAAGCCAAATCCTCGATGGCCGGCCTCCAGGGCTTCATCAACGGCAACTTGGCCGAGCCCTGGGAACAACAGGACATCCAACAGGAACGACCCGAGACATCCGCCACAGTGACACTCGATGGGGGACGCCGCTACCTGACCGCAGACGTCCAGGCCGTGGCGCCGTTCCTGTGGTGGGTATGCCGCGAATGGAAGGACGGCAACTCGACATTGATCGCCGCGGGCCATGCCGACGACTTCGCAGCCCTCCGCCGGGTGCAGGTGGCCCTCAATGTTCACGACATGGATGTGGGCATCGACTCCGGTTTCAACACGCAGACGGTTTACGACGCCTGCGCCGCCTATTCCTCGGTGACATCCAACCCAATCACGTTCCCTTGTGGCCTACGCTACCCACCCGAAGGAGGCCTAAGAAAGCCCATGGTGATCGGCTGGATGCCTCTTAAAGGCCGCGAGACCGGCGCCCGGTTCACGACAGCTTCCGGCGCCGTCCACCCGTTCGGCCTGTCGACATCATCATCGATGCGGACTGATGTGGTGCAGCCGCTCCTAGTGTTCGACACCGAGCACCTTCGCGATATGCTCTCAAGGCTAAGAAAGGGCGACATCGACCGAGAATGGGGCGTCCACCAGCAACCGCCCAACGTCCAGGCCGAAGGTGCTTACGTGGCGGATCCTGACCTTTACTGGCGTCACCTCGACTCACACGTCCTCCGACCACAGGCAAATCGTGCCGGCCGGATCAAACACGTCTGGGTGAAGCGCAACCAGAAATGGCCGGATCACCTTCACGACTGCGAAATCATGCAGCTCGCCATGGTGATGCTGTGGAACGACCTTGTTTCTACACCCGACCAATAATTTTACTAACTGGTTGAAGGCAGGCCAAACACCTGCAGGGTCTCCGCCGGAATGTTCACATTCACGGTGGCCATCAAAAGGAGCTACCTCCGAGCTGTCTACTCGACGCTCGGTGGCGTGACCCTGTTGGCTGCCTTGTCGGCCAAGTCCGTGGCGGCATCGTCGGTGATCGAATCCGGCCAGGTTGTCCGGTCGACCTCATCGTCAGATGTGTCCGTCGAGTTTGCCGAGCCCGGCAAAGGCGCCCCCACCCCGTCCGAGATGGTCGAGATGTGGGAAAATCTAATCGGGGACTACGAGCTGGCTGTTTACTACCTCGGCCAGGACGGCATTGCCAGCCCCACCGACACCCAGATTTACAACAAGATGATGGCCGTGGTGCTCGTGGCTGCCACGTCTTACGGCGGCGACTTCTCGAACTTTCGCCGGGAGGCGAGCTACCGGGTGGGGATGTCCTAATGGGTTTCCTCGACACCATCCTAGCTAAGTTCCGTTCGGCACCCGTCGACCGTTACGAGGGCGCCTCGAACTCGATTCGCCGATCCTTCCTCGACACATCGTACACCTCGGTGAGGTTCGATGTCACCAGCTCGACCCGGCAGCAGATCGTCCGAAAGTCCCGGTTCTTCGAGCAGAATAACGCGGTGATGAACCGCTTGGGTGACCTGTTCGAGAACTACACGGTCGGCAGCAACTTCAGCGTGCAGCCGGCTTCCTCGGATCCGGAATGGAATCTCAAGGCCAAGAAATGGTGGGATATCTGGTGCAGATATCCTGACATCGGATCCCGGCAGTCTTTCGGCACCCTGATGTCATTGGCCGCCCGCGGTTGGTTCTACGACGGCGAATCTTTCATCCTACTCACTAAGGGCGAAACCGGCCGGCCCCGCCTGCAGCTCATCGAGCCGCAGCAGGTTTCCACCCCTACCGGGCAGGAGAATCAACCGGAGATCTTCGACGGTGTGCGGTTCGATACTCGCACCGGTCGGGCTCTCAGTTACTTCGTCGGCCAGGAGCAACAACAGGGACAGCTCGCCGACGTCCGGTCGATCTCATCCGACTCGATCATTCACATCTACGAAGCCCAGCGTGCCGGCCAGCTCCGCGGCCTGCCGTTCGTGGCTTGTGTGATCAACGACCTTCACGACCTGGACGATCTCCAAAAGCTGGAGATGGAATCCTGCAAGCTCGCCTCCAGCGTGGCCCAGGTGATCAAGACCAGCTCCGGGGAGGTCCAGGCCACAAGCCTGCGCTCCGGTGTGGCCGGTTCTCAAGGCACCGCACAGAACTACTACGAAAACGTGTTTGGTTCCTCGGTGAAGGTGCTGAAGTCCGGCGACGAATTCGAGCAGTTCCAAGCCGACCGCCCCAACGTCAACATGCGCGAATACTGGCGCAACCTGACCGAGAAGGTGTGCGCCGGCGTCGGCATCCCGTACATCCTGGTATTCCCCGAGGGAATGCAGGGGACCGTGTACCGCGGCGCCCTCGATATGTCGTCGGTGTGGTTCCGGAGCCGCCACCAGGTGATGGCATCGGCCGCCCGCCGTATCTGGGAATACGTCATGGAGTACGCCATCCGGGTGGATCCCAGCCTGCGCGACTCTCCCGACGACTGGTACGAAGTCTCCATCCAGGCGCCGCGGGCTCCGAATGTCGACGTCGGCCGTAATTCCGCGGCCCAACTGGCAGAGCTCGAAGCCGGTGTAACCACCTTCGACGAGATCTATGGCGCCCGCGGTATCGACTGGCGCTCCGCCTTGGAGTCGAAGGCTCAACAGGCCAAATACATTCAAGACCTGGCCGGAAAGTACGGCATCGACGTCTCGCAAATCTCGACCGCCCAGAAGCAGCCTATCGCGCCCGAGCCTGCCGACATGGCCATTCAGGAAAACCCGTCGGGCACTATGCCTGAACAAATCCCGGCCGAGCCCATCCAAGAGGTTGTTGCCGTGGCAGGCCCGAAGAAACGCAAACCTAGGGCCAAGAAAACCGAATGACTAAAGTAACCAACTGGCTTTCCTACCAGCCGCGGGCCTCGGCCATGGAGCCCGCCACCATCCAGATCTTCGACCAAATCGGTGAGGACTGGTTCGGCGGATCCGGTGTGTCGGCCAAGGCCTTCAGCCAAACCCTGCAGGACGTCGGCCAAGGCCCCCTTGTGGTCGAGATCAACAGCCCCGGCGGCAACGTCTGGGATGGTTTGTCGATCTACAATATGCTCCGAGGCCGTCAGGCGCCCGTCACCACCCGGGTGGTCGGCATCGCGGCCTCGATTGCTTCAATCATCGCCCTGGCCGGCGATACGGTTGAGATGGCCGAAGCGTCTCTGTTCATGATTCACGACCCCTCCGGAATGGTGGCAGGCACCTCGGAGGATATGCGGAAGATGGCCGACGCCTTGGACCAACACGCCGAGGTTCTAGCTTCGATCTACGCCAAGGCCACCGGAAAACCGACTTCGCAGATCCGGGCAGCCATGAAGGCCGAAACTTGGTTTACCGCCCAGGAAGCCATCCAGTTTGGACTGGCTCAACGCTCGACCGAGCAGCTCGCCATGGCAGCCTGCTGGCATCCTCGGGCCGTCACCAAGACCGCTCCGGAGACCGTCCGAAACAACCTCCGCCGCGGCCTTGAGCAGTATGCCGAAGGTCTCGCCGGTGATGGCCTTGAGAAGCAGACCGTCCTGGACGCCGAGGCCCTGGTGGCCGGTGAGGCGCCCACCGAGGACAAGATCCGCACAGCCAACGCCTGGTGGGGACGCAACGAGCGCTTCCTCGAAGCCGAGCCCAACACACCGGCCGACGTGGCAGCCAACCTTTGGGGAGGCGCCGCCGGCCGTGACTGGTTCAAGGCCCTCTATGCCCAGCTCGAAATCGAGGAAGGCGAAACACCGGATGAATCTCCGGACGATACACTTTCTACGGCAGGCACTTCCGCCTCCGAAGATGGCGCGACAACCGCGCCGACATCACAGCAGACACCACACAACATGACTGAATCCAACACCGTGGTGGCGGCCGCTCCTAGTGCGCCGACCGCCCTCGACATCGACGCCATCGTCGCCAAGGCCGTTGCCGCTGCCATCAGCGCCAAGACCATCACCGCCGCCCCGGCTCCGGAGCCCATCGCCCCGGTTCGCATCGAGAACCTCGGCAACCCGTTGCTTGAGGCTCACAAGAAGATGCAGGCCGGTGCCGACCGCCGCTCCTGGTTGATCTCCAACCATAGCGAGCTGTTGCGCCAGAGCCAGATTCACGCTCCGCAGAACGCCAACACGTTCGCCTCTGGCCTCGTGGTTGATTACCTTGCGGACGCCGTGATCACCGTCGCTGCGAACCGCTTGGCGCTGGTCTCCGCGTTCAGCCGCAACGTCGGCCTGGACAACTTGCGCCCCCGCGCCACCGTGCAGGTGAAGAAGTACACCACCGGCACCGCGGCCCAGACCAACCCGACCTCCTGGGAGACCAACAACGACAGCACGCTGGCGGCCACCTCGGTGACCGTGAACCAGATCTCGAAGAACTTCACCGT